GTTTGGCAAACTCAAGGGACAGGTTAGACGAAACAATGGATTTATGAAATCCAATGTCCACCCCGATCTCCTTCATAATACGAACATACTCGGAAGCGACCCCGTTATTGGCTATAACGACATCGTCCCCAAGCACCGCATAATCAGGAAACCAGCTCCGCCACCCTACACGGTAGGCCGAAAATTGGACTATCGCATGGTGAGTTATCGCCAGCATAGCCCAGGAAGAGAGCGCACCCATAGGTTGACCTACGGCGTACTTTACGGTTCGGAATTTGTTGCCAAACGTCTGTGAAAACAGACGGGGCAAAACATAAGACCGATCGCAAAGGACCGCACGCCAACTTTCTGCGTACGCTCGTCCTGCGAATGCTGCCAACAACCACTCTTGAAGCACTACGGGCAACCTATCCGTAGCTGCTGACAGATCATATGAATAGACCTGCCTCTGACCTTTAGTTTTACAACGCGCCACAAGATCCTTTACGGGCTTAACCTGATTAAAGGTTCCGTCCTGAGGGATCCGGCGGAGTATTGCGAAGAGGGCCAGATGCAACGGGGATAGTACCCATTGTGTAAAAATGTCCACCATGGCGAAAAGTCGTATCTTACCGGGCTCTTCCCGAGTTCCTAACTTTCCAAGATCCTCCGCTGGACCAGCGGGGACAGGTTTCCCAGAACCTAAAGGATTCGGCTTGCGTCCGCTTCGGATAGCTGAACGAAAATCTTTGATCTTCGCCCAGTTCTCCTCAGCGCACTGCCAAACCGGACCCTCGAAGTAATGGGTACAACCAGTGTAATGGGCTAAAGCCCGAAGGTGCATCAAGAGTTCAGGACGGGAAACCCATCCTAAAGCATCAAGAATTACATTCGAGATTGATACCACTCCACCTCGGGAATTAGGACCCGACTTTAAAATGCATAACCGCCGAATCTTCGATTCAAGCTCTTTTATGACCCACCAGCTTCTGGCGCGATCTGCAGGATTAGCGAACTCGGCATATTCATCCGGGTACGGTTTATCCTCGATCTGTCCAGTTCGGTCGGATCTATAAACTAACTTGGTCGAAAATCGGGAAATCTTAAAGGAATCCCACAGGTACCGAAGGAAGACTTCATTTACAAAGCCTCTCCAGTCCCAAATGAGATCCTCTGAGATCTCCTTACCAGGAGTAATGATAGTCTTAATCGATAATTTCCCTCGGAAGACCAACACTCGGTAAAGAGTGAAGAGGGCCAACCAAAAGCGAATCACCGACGTATCCCCACCTTTAATCCTAATACGATGATTAGCAGGTATCAGCCGGGGAAGACCCCCATGAGATACCGAGACCGCGCAACCAGCATCGCGGGAAGACGGTAGTGGTTCCCCAGAGATTGCTCTTAATAAAATTAAGTTGCAAGCCTTGAGGTACACCGCCGCCCCCCGTTGACCCTGTCTGCGGACCAACGCAACGACGAATCTAGCGTATACAGTAGCGGCCTTAACCCAACTAGTGGAAGCTGACCCTACGATCAACGGAATCACTCTCACGAGCAATCCCGTCAATCGCGAAACGCTTTTTACGGCGTTCTGCCAAATAGACGAAGCAGTCTTCAGCTGTAAAGCTGTTGCTGTTTTCATTATAATGATTAGTTTTTCTACACTAATCACCATAACCCGGATCCTGGATCCGTACCCAGATAAATTTTACTAAATCTTCTTTACCTTACGATAAAGAGCCGTTGATACTATCTCGAGCAGGCCTAAGGTCCCGAAGCCGGATCTACCCTTCAGTTTCCGAACACCCCCGTAAGGGTGGGCGGGCTGCAGGCAGCCGGTTAAGGCCGAAAGGTGAGTTCCAAAGGTTGCCTAGAGCAACTAGGTTCACTCGGATAACCCCCCCAATCTAGAGTCTATGGCTCTCAGTATGCCAAAGCAGCGATATCAAATACCGCAGACCCTGTTGCCGCATACGTCCCCCCGTAGGCCTAGGGTGATCAAACCCATCGTAGGCTGAAGGCAGAGACGGATACTAACAACATTACACTTTAACACTGCTAACCAAGGAAGCACATCTAGATTGAGAACTTCGTCAGACTAGGATATCTCCTAGCCCAACGGGCTTGCGCCTATCCTCGTTTAGCTTAGCTCTGCTAGGTGCCTTTTACTGCAACATAGACCGAAGTCTACGTCCGTTCCTTTGTCAATATATATGATACCGGGTCGGGGGCTTTCCATCATCCGGCGCTCTTAACGCGTTAGATGTCCAAGGCTAGACCGTCACTACCTATATCTAGATAGATCGGGGCGTCGCGTATCGCTCAAAATTATCTCCCTATGCGGGAATCATATATACCCATTGGGTTCCGTACCAAGACAGTACGGATGACCGCTGTTGACTCAGGTTCGGGGTCACAGTTAACCAAGCTCTGGGAGAGACAATCACTGTTCCAGCTGCTACGGATCAAGTAGCGGAAGGATGCTTCGCCAATTAAGGCAAATACAGCAATACGTCTTAGCAATAAGACTTCATTGCCAGAGGCCCTTTCGGGC